TGGCTATACACATCGATAACTTCCGTTTCTTTGTGCACCCGTCCATTCGGGTCCTTCCGCTCTTTAGTAATCAGGCGCGACGCGCTTGAGAACTTCACAACGGAAGCATCGTAAAGCGTACTTTCGAAACGCGCAGATCTCTTAATCAACGTTGTAACCAGTCTTGACCACAGAGCTTGGGCAACCGCCCAGCGTCTGAAATCAGAGGACCGATCATCTCTTCCAGGGCCAATGGCACTTAACCAAGCCTCAATAGGCATAGGCCAAACACCACCTGGTCGAGAAAGATAGCCAATGAGCTTACCGAGACGATTATTTAAACCGAAACAGACTGGAAGTCTGCCTAGGTTCTTATAACCAAAGCCCGCAAAGCGTGCTACGGCTGAGACTTTCATCGTAATGTAAGTCCCACACTTCCGCACCAGTTGGTCGAGAGCTCCAAGGTGGCACAATGCCACGATGAGCTCCGCCAGTGATACGGGAGATGCTTGCCGCCCACGTATCCAAGTTCGCTTCGCAAACTCTAGACTACCCGTCGAAGAGACCAAGCTTTTTGCGAGCCCGATCTCAACTCCAACGCAATCCATGATACGCAGGTACTCACGAGCAACGGCTTTGTCAGCGATGACAATATCGTCTCCGAGCACCGCATACCCTTCAAACCAACGTTTGTAGTTAGGGTAAACATTATGAGCCGCGAGTTGTACAAGTGCATGATGTGTCAACGCGAGCAACGCCCACGATGACAGTGCCCCCATAGGTTGTCCGACTGCGTAGGAGACTTCCGAGTAACCAAGGTTATAGCTTTTCGCTATCTTGGGAAGTCGGTATGGTCTCCCAGTTAGAAGCATCCCCCATAGGAACGCACCCTCACCCAATAACGGTTTAAGGAGATCCATCTGAATTAACAGAGGGAGTCTATCCGTAGCCGCCGATAAATCGTAACTTGCGACAAACTGCCGCTCAGCACGAAACCCTTTTATCAACCGCTCCACCGGAGCAGTTTGATCGAAGGTCCCATCAGTCGAGATGGCTCTCAACCTTTTGAATATCCATTGATGAAGAGGTTTCATCAAGGTCTGGGTGATAATGTTCACCATAGCAAACACTCGAATTTTGCCAGGCTCCTTCTTGAAACCTAGTTTCCCAAATACGAGAGGTTTTCCCCACTTGAACTCCGCCAAGAAGCCACTGTACGTTTTCGTACCTGCAAGGATTTGCAGATGGTACTGGCGCATAGCTTCTCCCAGCG